TTTAGACTATTGAATATTGAAGATAGCTATAACTTTAACACTAGACCATGTGAAATATACTGCAAAGACTCTTCATTTGATAACAATAAAGTACTATTTAAAGGGGCACAAGATGTAGAGAAAATAAAATCACTAAATGACATAGATACTATTTTAATAGAGGAGGGTAGTGAATTAGAAGAAAACGACTATTTACAAATAGACATAAGAATGAGGGGGAGTAGCTTATCAAGGAAGCAAATAATACTAATGTTTAATCCTGTATCTATTAATCATTGGTTAGTTAAATATGTTGAGCCACAATTATTAGATGAAGAAGATAGACCATCTGATATAAAAGAAATAAACATACTAGAAACTTGTGAAATAAATAATCAGCCCTTGGCATGGGAAATAATATCAGAGGTAGAGGGTAAGAAAGGAGAAATTATGTCCTTAAAAACTCTAGTGCTTAATACCAACATAAATCATAATCTATTTGCTACATCAGAAGATCATGCTCAGTTAAATAAACTAGCTGGAATATCAGATGTTCATTATCAAGTATACAAACTAGGTCGATGGGGAGAGATTAATGAGGGCGATCTATTTGTTCCATCGTTCTCCAGGTCAAAGCATGTCAAGGATGTGCCATATCTAGAAGANTTCCCTATCCATTATACTTGTGACTTTAACACTAAACCATACATGACAGGTATACTATGTCAGTATATACAGCATAGAGAGTACGATGAAATCAGAGTTTTTAAAGAATATGCCTTATCTTATCCTAATAATCATAGCTTTGCACTTGGTGAAACATTTAATGCTGAATATGAGGACGATATCCACAATAATGGAGCGTTTGTTTATGGAGATGCTAGTGGTAATAATAAGCTTGGGATTAAGAGTGTTACCTCTCTTTTTTCAGATCTAAAAGCAGGACTAGGCTATATTAGTAGGCGCTGTAAGTTTAGAGTACCTCCAAGCAATCCAAGATATGGCAATGAGATGAGTAAGAACTTCCTAGCTCGTAGGTTATTGCTAGATAAGATATTTATAGGGGAGATGGTTAACGGTCGCAAGGTTCAAATAACTATAGATAAGAGCTGCAAGAACTTAGTAGGCGATTTGGAGAACTGTAAGCAAGATGCAAACGGTCGATTGGAAAAGAAAAAAAAGAACGGAATAGAGGAACGAGGGCATATGATAGATGCATTCACATACTTTACACACCATCACAAAATATTAGGTAAACACAGAAAACTAAGATAATGATTCAGCTAATTGAGAAAGTATTAAACAAACATAGGCACGCATACTACGATAGAACTAAAGAAATAGCTTCCTATTGGTATAGCATGGTTACAGGAACACATCAGGAGGATTACATTGTTAGCTATAAGCAGCGAGAGACAGANGGCCAAAAGNAGCAAAGAATACATCTGTACAATCCTAGAACTAAAGATGTNGCAGGNACAGCTATATCAATATTCGANAAGGTTGATAACTCTGATCCANTAGCTGAAACTACTGTTTTNCCTGACTCNAGTGATCAAGTAAACAAGAACCAAGTAGGCGAAATAGATAGGAATGTATCAGACTTTAAAGATGGTACTACTCTAAAGAAATGGCTTAGTGAGAACTATCAAAACCTTAATGCTACAGATCCTAATGCATGGCTAGTCTTCACTTATTATGTAGATGGAGAGAATATAAAGACTACAGCGGATATAGTTCCNAGCTATTCGGTTTATGATTTTAGCTATGACAATGGAGATCTAGAGTACTTAGTAACTCATGAGACAAAGAGAGCTTTAAACGCTGGCAATCGTGGAGGCATGACTGACCTAGATTGCTTTTATGTCTACACTAAGGATACTATTTATCACTATGTAGAGTTTAAGAATGTAAAATATCAATATGCGGAAGATGCATCAAAGGTAAAAGTGAATGATACTGTATTTATGCTTAGTGAGTATGCGAATCTAGGGGGGAGAGTTCCAGCGATTAGAGTTGGTTATAATCCTGATATCTGTACTGGCAATAAGTCATTCGTGACTATGCTCGATAAGTCGGAGTATTTATTCAAAGAGCTTATTAATCGCAAGTCTGAGTTTGACTTATCATTAGCCTTACATACATTCTTACAAAAATTTCAAATAGCTGAACCGTGCGATTTTCATGATCATGAGGAGAAAGATCATTGTGATGGAGGAACTATGAGTAGATCAGGTGCGACATGTACAAATTGTAAAGGTACTGGATTAAAGATTCATACGAGCGCTCAAGATATTATATTAGTAAAAGCTCCTACAGCTGAATCGACTATGGAGGGTGAGCAATTCGTAGGACTTCAAGATCGCGTACATTACCCATCTATGCCCTTTGATATTGTAAACAAGCAAGACGAGTTAATCGATAAGTACGCAAAGCAAGTAGGAGTCTCTATNTTTGGTGTTCGATATTTCCGAGAGAGAGAATCCAAATGTAAACAGCTACAGCNATATCAAATTACTAATGATAGTATCAATCATGTCCTATCTGCTTATGCTTATGGTAAGTCTGCTATATATCGCTTTGCAGTAGAGCAAATCAGTATCAATAAGGGATATGGTGTTCCTGTAGTTAGATATGAGTATAGTGANACCTTTGATATCTTGACTTTACAAGAGATGTTTACTATGTTAAAGAGTGCTAAGGAAAGTGGAGCGGCTTATAGTACCATCAAGGATATGCAGGATGACATTACAGCAAAACAGAACCAAGGCAATCCATTAGTAATAGATGCAGTAAGGATAAGAGAGCAATTTAAACCGTTCAAAGGACTTTCAGCAGATGAAAGAAAGATGCATCTAGCTTCACTATCTGAGTATGATAGAAACAAGATAGCGTATTTGTACAATGACATTATCTTTGATCGCATAATGGCACAAACAGATATCTCTAATTTCTTAATGATGACATATGCAAATCAATTAAATGAGGTCAACAAGCAAGTATCTATTATAGTTGATGAGATGAAGGAAGACTCAACTATGAGTACTAGCAATATTCTAAGAAGTGCAGTAACTAGAGATACTATTATTGAAGATGACGAAAACGAGTAAGATATATGGCTGATTATGGCAAGGCAAAAAAAGCATCCAAGCGATTAGATAAGAAGATATCCAAAAGCGAAAAACAACTATTAAAGAGGAGTAAGCGAATATCTAAGGATATATATCCTCTTTATAGACAATATGCGGCACGACTTCAAAAGGATAGCGATGGAAACATCCTAAACAATGCAGCAAATATAGCTATAGTTAATGGTAGTCGATCTGTAATCTATGGATATTTTGAGCGCAAAGGATATCAATTACTTTATAGCTTATTTAATGATACATTCAAGGCTATAAATGAGGAAAATGTTAAGTATTTTTCGTATATTATTGACAAGCCAACTGCCGAAAGCGTATCTAATAGAGTTGAAACTCAAATGAATGCTATTGTAGGTACTTCTGATTTGTCAGGCGATGGACTATTGCCGCAATTACTTAATCCTAATGAGATAAGTAGGCAAATACAAAGCACTATGATGAAAGCTGTAAATAGTAACTTTACATCAGCAAAGATGAATAAGGAGCTAAAGAACGGAATAGAAGGCGATCAAGATAGATTCGGTTTTGTTGAGAGCTACTATTATCAAAATGGTTACGATAGTTTTTCAGAGTATGAAAGAGGTAGTAAGGAGGGATATAGCAGGATATTAGAGCTTAATTATGCTTTGTATCAAGGGGGAGAAATTAAAGGAACTAGATCTTTTTGTGAGTCAAGGACGGGTAAGGTTTTTAATCGTGAAACTATCGAGTCATGGCAAAACCTAGAATGGCANGGCAANGAANAAAGGCCATAATATAATTATAGATGCTGGAGGTTACAATTGTAGACATTATTATGACTGGGTTACGTTTGCANTAGCAAGAAGATTAGATCCTGATATAGAAAAAAGTAAATATGATTAGTAGAATACAAATAAACAGCCAAGATATTAAGTGTGAAAACTTAGGAGAGATCGAGTTTAACTATGGCCAATCCTCTGAGGCTGCATGCTTTCAGGTAGTTGAGGAAATGAAGACTAAGTTATTATTTGTCGGTTCGGCATTTGATGAAATAGTAGCCTATACTACTGATATTTGCGCTAGTAATACGCTCGATATATACGAGATGTGCGATGGAGTTGAGAGTGTAGTATTTACGGGCTTATTTACGCTTACTAGTTGTGAGTTCAATTATGATCTTTGTAGTGTATTTGTGGAGATAGAGCCAAACAATCTATATAATTGCATTCTCAAAAACTGGGAAATAGACGCAAATATATTGCAAACTCCTATTGATTCTTCAAATAATGGAACTATAGAATATCCTTTTTTTAATAACTTGGAATACATAACGAGTCAATCTAGCGCTCCTGTAGCTGGATATGGATCAATAGGGTCATACTCAGCAAACAGCCAAGATCCGAACGGTCCAGACTATATTGTTTATGTATTAGCTAGGGTTGTTAGTGTTACGGGGTGTTTGGGTGGCGTTCCTCAATCCCCTGATAGCAATCCATCTTGGTACTTGGTTAATGATTCTTGTTCTATTGATGGTACTGCTAAGTGGGCAAGACCAGCGATAGTAGGAGGCAGTAATCCCGATGTTGCTCAATTGAATTTATTACTTAGTCCATCTGCAAACAATATAGATTTTGTAAGTTCTAATACGGGTGTACCTGGTACTCCTCCCTCAGGTCTGACTAGTCCTGTGTTGATGGGTTTTGAGTATATTGATCTAGGAATAATTAATGAATGGCAATTGCCTATAGGTACTTATACTTTTTATGCTGAAATAACTGATTTATTCGGATCTACTACCTTGGAGGTAGACAATGGAAGGAATTTAACAGATGTTATACAGTATCTTCTAGATCAACAATCATGCGGATTAACTTTTAAGTCTTCATTTTACGGTACTTCGGGTTTTGAAAACAGTCCTAATCCAGTAACAGGGTTAGCAGCTAATCCAATGAGTGGTTTGATGGTGTTTCAGAAGTCAGACGTAGCTGATTATAGTGCTACTGAGAATGCAACTATAGCTAACATATCGCTATCTACTATTNCTNNAGATCTAAACGTAATGCATGGCGTTTGGTGGCAAATAAACGAGGATACAAATGAGTTTATAATAGAACATTGGAGTACGCTAAACAGCTTACCAATAGGAATAAACTTGACATCTAGTGAGTATATAAAATACTCAAAAAATAATAATACAGTATCTTATAATAGGGAAGATCAGCCCAAAAAAGAAGACTTTGCATATGCTGTAGCTTCTAATGATGTAGATTTTAATGGATTAGGTATATCTTATAATACTTCATGTTCTGCAACATCTGTATTAAAGAGGCAGACACAGCAGATATGCACTGACTGGGTACAAGTATTTAATAATCCTGACTTTGAAACAGAGGGCTTGATGCTTGTTCAGCCTGAGTCGCTTTCTCCATCAGGAGCCAAATCTCAAAACGGAAGGATAACGGGCGTTTTTAATCCTAACGCTCCTTTGGGTTATGGTGCAACATTACCCGACTATTATACGTATAATAGACCAAACAAAGAAGGAACTATAAACAATACATTGACGGTTTTTGATAGCACTAAGAGACTTAAATCATTAAAAGAGGTTACTATTCCTTTTTGTTGCTCGATAAGTGATGCGAATGTATTTATAATTACATTTCAGGGCGATGGAGTTATTGAAGAGGCTACATACACTCCAAGCAAACAAACACTAACACTAAAAATAATACTAGAACTATGAGTATATTCACAGTAAATAGGCAGCAGTACGACTCTAGTCAGCAATTCCTATCACCCGATGAAACGCCAAATGTAGGATCATTTTTAGGCGGTACAGGTTTACCATTTTACACTAATCAAATTAGTCAATCTAGGTATAAGTTTAATAACGTAAGAAATGGTATAGGTGGACTCTATGTTCCATCGAATAAATTGCCAACATTTCAAGTATCAACAACTAAGCAAGATATAGAAATAAGACTAATAAAGGTAAGTAATGACAATGATACACCCGATAGCATAGGAGATCTAATTCCTTTTGATGACAATTTCTTTAAACAATGCTATAATATTGAGAATTTACCAGGGGATTATCAGACAATTATATCTCTTGACTTTGACAGGAATAATATATTAGATTGTGGGCAATACTACTTGCAGATAGGCAAGTTAAACGGGCCCGATCTTTTTAGTGAGATATTTACGGTGTGGGATTATGATTACATAGGTGTTAATGTTAGTGGTCAAATATTCGGAGTTACTCCTCCTGTAGCTCAGGTTACTTTAACTTTTGAGTTTGAATTTAGTAATCAAATAAATGTAACAGGTGGATCTATTGGAGGTAATCCATTAACTAGTAATCCTGAGTTGGTTCAGGTGCCTAATTTCCCTTTGGATATACCACAACAAATAGAGGTAGAAATAACTACAGAGTACTCAGGAACATATAGACAAATGTATGAGTTATTTATTGATTCAAACGATTTACAAGCAGGAGTACAAATCACTAAAATATATAGATAATGGCAGTTTTTAGAAATTGGATATTCCCTACAGGATTTCCAGCGAAGATAGTAGCTAGAAATAATGCAGAATTTAAGAATAAATGTTACTGGAATCTAGATGGAGTTAATTTATACTCTGATGTTTTTTATTGCTACGTGTCCGAGTCTAGACCACAATTCGAGATAGAAAGAGAGGTAGTTAAAAATAACTTTGGCGAGAACAATGTAGTATTCCAAAGTAAGATAGAAAAATATCGTTTTGACTTCATTGTTAATTCTGCATTTATAGATATGTGGAGTACATTAAGCTTTCATGATGAAGTAAAGCTAACGCATCTTAGAGCTAATCAAACTGTAATTATTAAAAACTTAGAGTTTACCGATAATACTCAGGGTGTAGACCAGGGAACTATATCTATTGTTGGGGAATTATCTATAGTGTTAGATCGTAAATGCGCTGATTCTGATATAATATCAACTATTTGCTAATATGCCAAACCTAAACGAAATAGGCGATAGATTTATTCAAGCTCTAAATGAAATTAGAGTCACTAGGCCATTGGAAACAGAGCTATTAGCTAGGGAGGCGCTAGCGTTAGTCAGATTAAGGATTCAAAAGCAAGGAGGCGATGAGAATGGTGCCGACTTCGGACAGTATTCGGATGCTGTAGTGCCTAGGTGGTACTTTGATAAGCTT